CCAGGGGTACTGCAGAAGACCTTGACGAAAGGGGATTTCATCACAGCAGAACGAGTGGATGTGATCTCGATCTCCTACGAACCTGGACACGGAGGATCACCAATCTTCACCAAGATCGATCGGTTCCTTATAGGGTTGGTGGAAGGTTCAACCAGTTTAGAGAGGGTGTAGGATGGACTATGAGAAGATACAAACGTTGGCTGCTAATCAGATAGACGACAAGGGTAGGGATATCACCATCCGCTGTAGCAGCGCCGGGACGTACGATCCGGTCTCCGATTCCATAGTCAGGACGGTGACAGACTATGACGGCAAGATCGTAATAACGGATTACTCCTCCAGGGATATTGATGGAACAGTTATCCAAGTTGGGGATCGGTTGGGCCTGTTGTCTCCTCAGGATGATGATGGAGATGAGTTGCCGAACTTGAATATACAGCCGGATGTTGAGTTTATCCTTAACTCGAAGACCCTGAACGTTGTGAGGATTACCTCTCTGAAGCCTGGGGACACCAACCTGCTCTATAAACTGCAGATTAGAGGAGGGGAAGGTGGCTAAGAAGAAGAGTAAGAAACACACTTTCGGTAGTGGAGGTCTTTTGACGGGTTCCGGATTCGATGCTTGCGTAAGGAGACTTAAGGGAAAGGTTAAAGATCCCAATGCAGCTTGTTCATCTATCGCTCGAAATAAGTACGGACAAACGGCATTGACTAAAGCAAGTAAGAAGGGGAAGAAGAAAAAACGATGATAGCGAAGAGAGGGAATAAATGGTGTGTTCTTCATGGGCATCCCAAGAAGAAGGGAAGCAAGACTGATAAGCCTATGGGAACGGTGATCAAGTGTTTCTCTACTAAGAAGAAGGCTTTGGCTATGCATCGTGCGATTATGGTGAATAAAAAATAGAGAGGTGAAAGATGATAAGGTTATCTAATGCTCAGAGAAGGATTGAATATCTGGAGAGACGGTTGGGTTCCTCACAGAAAAGGATCCAAGAATTGGAGAAGAAGCTTGAGGAATGTTTGAAGAAAGTTCCTACAGAGGATTCTCAGGGAGAAGAAGTTTCTCATGTTATGGGAGAAACGGAAACGATCAAACCCATGAATCGAAAGAAGAAAGTTTTGGATTAGCATGAATGCCATCGAAAAGATCGACGAGAATGCTAAAGATTTCTCCAGGAGTCTGATCGATCTCTCCGTGGCTATTGATGGAAACCTGGAGACGGTCATCCGATTGGGGATCCTCAAGGTATTTGAATTCATCGTGAAGGAGAGTCCGGTGGACACGGGGGCTTATAGAGCGAGTCATGGGATAAGCAACAGCGATCCGGAGGGACGGACGGATGTTAAGGAGGGGGAGTATCCTGCTGGAGGTGGAGCCAGGGGGTTGGCCGGGTCTGCATGGGAGGAGTTCCGAGGTTGGAAATGGACGATAAACGATGGAACTATCTACTTCTACAACAACCAGCCGTATTCCCTACGGTTGGAGGAAGGGCACAGTGGTCAGGCTCCTCACGGGATATACGCTATGGCCATGGCGGAGTTCAATCAGATCTTCAATGAAGAGATACGGAAGGTCGAAGGGTTGGAACCCACGGGAGGTTCATAATGACCCCAGAAGAAATACGTTCCTCGTTGGCTAGTACGTTGGAGGCCACTTGGGCAACGGCAACCCCTATAGCCTGGCCTAACATAGATTTCAACGCTTCCTTGGCGACTGCGTGGATACGTCCAGTGTTGCTGATGGGGGACTCCTTTCTCCAGGAGTTAGGGCCGGATGGTTGCGGGCAGAGGACTGGAGTTTGGAAGATCTCCATTTTTACCAAACCCAACACAGGAACGAAGACTGCATACACGTATGCAGTTCGCTTAGAGGCAATGGTTAGAAGAGAGATCATCAACGGGGTGATTTTCGACGAGCCGAGCACTCGGGAGGTCGGCATAGAGAACGGGTGGTTCCATACCATGGTCACTGCTCCACTATGGACCTGGGTTGGAGGATAAGGAAAGGAGGTAAAGGCAATGAATGTAACAACTGGGTTTCTAGTGGGGTAAATCTTTAGAAAGGAGGTAATTTATTATGGGATGCTTAACTGAGATAGGATTATCAAGGAAACAAAGAACGTTTGTGGCATTGGAGACCACCTGTGGGACGCTGAAGTTCCCCTCGGCCACCGTTGACTACGTTATCCCGGCAGGTGATGCTGTTATGAACCAGAATCCAACCTTCGTGGATAGTGAGGAGAAGAAGAACACATTGGATCTGACCGATAGATTCCAGAACGCCATGCCTGCGGGAGAGTGGTCGATTCCAATGTATCTGAGGATTCCAGACAAGTCCTTCGCAACTCCTCAAGGGGATGCCCTGTTCAGGGCTTGGCAGGGGGATCTCGGTTCGATGGCGACTTTCACCTTGTCTTTTAATTATGCTACAGCGGATGCGCTGCTTCATGCTTCCGGCTTGGATGCGGATCATTACCTGCCGGGGGTAGGGGTGATCTTAGTCGAGTCGAATGCAGGGGCTTCAGATTCTTATATTCATTATGGGGTACTTTACAGAGCGGAGAATTCTGCGACCTGTAGCTTTGGGGATCTTTCGTATGATTATGCAGGCTCCCACACGAGAGCTACTGCAGACCAACCCAACACGATAACCCCAGCTTCCAGGTTCTATCGATTGGATGTCGATTCCCCTTCGGTGTCTATCTGGATCGAGACTGATCATTTCGTCCAAGGTTTGGCAGGAGCATCGGTTAATAACGTGGTACTGGGGGTAAACAATGAAGGAGCAGTTACCTTAACCTTCAGTGGACAAGGGATGGAGATGGTTTGGGCTGGTGAGGCTGCTTTGGCCACCTTAGCGACAGCAGCAGTGGGTTATATCACTGTTCCCTCTGGGCATGGAAAACGGTTTTCTGTCGGAGCATACATCTACAATCAGACCACGACCCCAGGGACGGCAGCATCCATAGGTTTTGAAATCGGTTCCATCACAATGGGGGGTGGTGATGGAGGAGGAGATCTGATCACTTTTGCTACTCCGCTGAGCGGAGACAATCACAACTTCGCCTGGGAGGTGCCGGATGGTGGTTGGTTGGGTCCTGGTGGAGGAGGTTCCACTATCCGGGGTTATTTGCCACTGAATCCCACCACGATTGGGACGCCTATAGAGAGCAGGCTGTCTGACATTGAACTCGATGACGTGGCGGCCAAGCTCAAGGGCGGGGATGTGACCTTCAGTTTCCCGAAGAAGTACATCGACGATGAGGTCGGTTTGGATTACCCTGAGGACTTCATCGAGGATAGACGGTCTATCACCTCGACCCTGTCTGTCTATTTCCGGAAGGATAACGCCAAGTACTTCACCGATGGTTACAACGGTGAGGAATGCCCCGTGTTGTTCAAGTTCGGGGACACTGAGGGCAGTTACCTGGAGGTATATATGAAACGATGTGCTCTGGAGGTGCCCACAGTCACCTTTGCAGCTCCAGCGGTGGAGCTTTCAATTCCCTTGACGGCTCTCGGGACCTACGGGGAAGACAGTGTTGATGTGGTGTTGACTTAATTGAGTTTGGTGTGGATAGATTCCATGGAATCGAAAAGGGGTATTCCCGGCCCCCTGCCACATCAATACCATCGGGAATCGGGAGGAGGATGTTATGGGAATGAAGTTGAAGACGAAGAAGGATGAGATCTGGATCACCGAGGAAGACGGGGAAGGGGGAACAGCAAGATTCCTAGTTTCTCCAATGACTCCAAAAGAAGACTTGGAACTTCTGGAAAAGTGCAAGGTGAAGGAGTGGGACAGGAATCAGCGGTTCGAGACCCCTGACCTCTGGATGTTCAGGATAAGTAAAATCAGGAAGGTCATCCTGGATTGGGAAGGTATAGAGGATGAGAAGGGCAAACCCCTTGAATTCAACAAATACAACTTGGAACTTGTTTATCTCTACAATCCAACTCTCATCGATAGGGTCTTGGTTAAGGCTGATAAGCTTGGAGAGAGGAAAGCGGAGGAGCAGGAGGATCAAATAAAAAACTCAGAAGCTGGGCCGAGTGGTCCAGCGAAGAAGGGCGAGTAAGCTGTGAGGTCTGTCGAGAGTTGTATGATGGGAACCCACCATGTGATACGTGCCAGAAGCCAAAGGAGCTTTTGATTGAGAACCATTTATCTTGGAAGATTTGGGCCATCTGTGACAGAACTTCAAGGCAGATAGGTTTCAGTTCGATTGGCCCCATAGATGTGAAGACGGCTATAGAGCTCTGTCATGCTTACGATGGGTACCTTGAAGATTTTGAAAAAGTTCTGATGATCGAAGACATTGTTTTCCCTCGGTTAATAAGCCAGGCCAAGA